TAATCTGTATCCATGAAATACATTCTTGAAAGTTCGCCTGATTCTGCGAAAACGTCTTTGGATGGGATTAGTGGTACACCGTTGTATGTTGCAACTACGAAACCTGCTTCCATACCCGGAACACCCTTTACACCGTTTACACCCGGTACAACTCTTTTCATTTCAGTAAATCTTTGCTGTGGTTGTAAGAGTTGTTGGATTTTCTCTAATGTATCGTATCCTGTAAGGATAACTTTAGGCTGTCCTCCTTTCTCCCATACACTTCTGAACATTCCATCCATGATGTTTAGAGATAATGCTCGTGCTGCACCTGCTGCACCTGCATCCACATTAGCATCGTACCATTGTGCAGACCCTGCACCTGCACCATTACGGACAATGTTGTATTGGTTGTGGTCTGTTATTGCAGATACGAAATCAGTTGCTGATTCTGTAAATGATGATGATAAAGCACGATCTAGGCTTGTGAAGTTGTTACCCGCTAGAGTATCTACATCTTCCAATAGCATCTTATTGATGTGTTCAGCGTGGTGTTTTGCCATTTCCATCTTCATAACTGCTCTTGCATCTCCAAGACCGTCATCTTTGTCTGCTAGGAACATTGCTGTTTCTGACAGGTCGAAAGTGTGCGCTACTGTTCTTGGTTTTGTGCTGACTTCAGCAAATGTTGGTTTGCTCGTGTCAGGTAGTGTTCCGTTTTCTGCAACACCGCCACCGCTTGTGAATGATGGTTTGTCAGTAACGACCCTCCAACCACTCTTTTCCCACGGTTTCTTAGGTAGTATAGAAAATGCATTGAACTCTTGGTTCAGTTGCGACCAAACTTTACGGCCAAATATAGCCTGATAAGTTCCGGTTGTGCTGCTCACTAAAGGCGAGTCAGCCTTCAAAAGGTCTGTTCCGGAGTATGCCCATGCGTTAGCACCTGCACCTGCCCCGTAGTATAGCCTTTCCATATCTTCAATTGTGCGTAAGTATCCTCTTGATCCACTCATATTTTTTTCCTCCTTTTATCTCCGTTACCCGAAAGACGCTTATGCGCCTCTCAAAGCCCTCCTTGCTAGATCTTCAGTAGCAATCCAAGCGTCAAGGTCATTGCCCATAGCGGCAAATTCTTCGTGGGTTGGAATGCGAATATCTGAAACATCAGATTTCTGTATAGATGCTGTCGAAGCAGCAGTTGTGCGTAGTGATTCAATCTCAGACTTTAGAGTTGCGATTTGACCGCTATAATCAGATGCTTTCTGAACTTCTAATGCTCTAGTAGTTTCTGCGTCATAACGTGATTCCCAATCTGACTTAACAAGAGTTTTCAATGCTTCTTCATCTCTTAGAGATGCGTATGCCCTGTATCCACGCTCTAATCCTTCAGACGTAACTTCATTCTTGATGATGTTTTTATTGCCTGATGGTGAATTGTATGCCATGTTTGCAACACCCGGTTGCTTGATGACGTATTTGTTTCCACCCGGCCCTTCAAGGGATGGAGCAGGTGCAAGTGTTGCATCTTCTCCTGAACCGATTGGATCTCCTTGTCCTCGGTGTGAATATCCGCCGCTACCTTCTTGTAGGTATGCTTTCTCTAATCCGAAGTGGCCTCTTAGACCATCTAAATCCACTCCTTGTTCGTGAGCAAACTTCTCAAGAGTGTCAATGTATGCTACTGCACCATCATTACTCTTTTTGGCTTCTTTATCATCGGATTTCATATCTTTATCCTCTTTGTCGCCTTTATATCCCATTTTCTCATCGGATTTTTCTTCGGTCTTTGTTATCGAGTCTGTACCTAGATGTTTTAATATCCCTGTCAAACTTTCTCTTATCTCTACTAATGCTTCGCTCTCAGTCATTTTATTTACTTCCTGTGTGTTTTCATTATCCATTTTGAGGATTGTGTAACGGGCTTCGGGATTAATTCCTTTCTTGCACAAAGTTATCTCGTGCAATTCCAAGTCCGTAATCTCTCGGTGGTTTCCATGTTCAGGTGTATGCTTAGATACACGGAACAATGCTTGCCCTCCTATTGAAAAGGCGCGAAGATCACCATCTCGCACCTGCTTTTGCACTTCTCGTGCTTTCTGAATATCGCTGCGTATTTTACATACTACGAATAATCCGTGATTATCTACTTCGGATTTCCATATGCGACCTTGTGAATCGGTGTAGTTATCAACTACTTCTCCTACTTGGATTCCGCTATGTGCTAACTGAACATTACGAAATGCTTTGTTATCCATGAACTTGCCAAATGCCTTAGTTAGAGCAGAAGTTGGTATTCTATCTCCTTGCTTATCTACCATGTCTACACTAGCATATCCTGCTACAAATAGATCTTCTCCTTTGGATTCTTTTAGAATCCACCTATCTGACGTTTCACCGACAGCAGACCATCCCTGACTCATGCTTGCCGTTGCCATTAATCGAACATACTTTTCTCAATAGTATATGAATAACATCATGACAGGGCTGACAGCCTTCATAGGACATGATCATCACGAGTGGCTTGCACTACATCGTTTTCATCTTCATCATGATTTTTTTCTTTACCGGGATAGCGAAGTATTGCTTTCCCCTCTTTCATATCTAAAACAGCCTCTCCGTCATCCGTTGTTACTCTCATAGATAATGGCTTGAACATATCATCCATATTTTCTTCTTGTTCTTCTCTTTTTGGATTGCCGAAGGTAGTGTTTTCTTCGTCTGTAATTTCAGTCGGCCCTGTTGGTGCGGTAAGATCTGCTTGCATCCCCGACCACGCCCCACCATCTGCTGATGCGCTATTCATTCTAGGAAAAGCAAATTTTTCTGCAATATCATCATCAATAGCCTCATTTACAGTCCATTCTCCACTTTCTGTTCTTTCAAGCCCGTATTCATTACCATACAATTCTAACTTCTTAGATGTCAAACCATCAACAATCCCAATCAATCTTTTCTCTTTCATTGATTCATCGGCATTTGCAATAGCCCTTCTTGCATGACGCATGATAGTTGAAATAGAACCTTTCTCTTCTTCTTCAGTCATAACTTCAGGGGCTTTATCCATTGATTTTCTTTTTAGAGGGCGTTTACGAGCAGAATGCAATGGTCGTAATGTTCCGCTATCTGATGACGTAACTGTTCCTGTATTTGCTGTTGCACCACCTGCCGCACCACCTGCCGCACCTTCTTTAAGGAAAATACCTGCAACAGGACTCCAAATCACAAATTGTGCTTTTGCTTGTTTAATTAAATGAGATGGCCCTTCGTAATCAACTACAAAGAACCCTTTATCATCCATATCTGTTTTCACAATTACCGGCTCAAATATTGCAGGATATTCTAAAACAACTTGATTGCCTTTCAAACTCATTTCAGGCAAAGGAGGTAAAGGGGATGCTTTTGATATATCATCTTGAGGATAAAGAACCCACTTTGGATGAACTTCTTTTCCTTTGATAAAAGTAGAATGTGCATCTCTAATTAGTAAATCGCTCTTATCTAAAGTAGCAATTGTTTTCATTAATCCATCTTCGTCAGTAGTAACGCACGAATTAGGGGATGGGAAATGAACATTGTCTGTTGTTGTATATAGTGTCCTTAATGTATTCACTCGATCACTTAATGGCTCAACCGCCATATCTGTATCTTTGTGAACCAACAAATCTACAATAGTAAGTAAATCACCATCCACATAAGCATCAAATGTTGCATCACCCTTGATTGTATCTTTTAGAGACTTCTTTACTTTAGTAGGTAAACTTGTAGGGTTTATGCTTTTACCCTTTTTCTTAACCATAACTCTTTTTCCTTTTGGTTTCTTTTGGACTACCCATTCTCCACTAAAACCTTTGAGCGTACCCATGTCATCTAAATCTCTTATGACGTGTGCAGGTTCAATTAATGATTCAAAAACACCTGTTTGTTCGTAATCATCTGATTTATGCAAATCAGTAGTTAGAGACATACTCCCTGTTGGATGTGCAGATAAAGCATTTATTTCTCTTGTTTTAGGTGTAATAGGATGCATATGATGATTCATGTTTAATCCATTAACTAATCCTTCGTGTGCTGTTCTTTGCAATAGATTGAATGGTTGTTCCTTTACATCAAATGCTATATCATTAATCCGAGGATCCCATTTCCACCCTAAGTTAGCACTCATGTTATGACCCCATGCATCAGTATTTCCTGAATTAAAGATAGGTGGGGCTACTCTTTTTGAGGATGGATGCACGTTTCCAAACACGCCTTCTCCGTGTTTTCCTCTCATTAATGCCATGTTAGCAGCCGCAGCCAACTGCTGAATGTTGCCTCTTGCAATAGTATTAGCGTTCATATCTTCAGTTGTTGCAGGGGAAAACAATGCATTACCATGCTTTTCTCTAAGTCCTTGAGCCATTTCCATCATTTTCATTCTAAGCGCAGAATCTGTTTCATTGTAATGTGCATTGTGCAAATCATGCCACATAGGATTAGAGTTTGGGTGGTTTTCCCTAAACATACCCCCTCTTGCTGCCCCTAAATCAGTAACACCTTGCATCGCTCTACCGAATGGGCTAATCGAAAATGCATTTGTTGGTATTGTCATTCTTGCACCTTGACCTCCTATTTGTGAGGGGTGAAGATGTTGATGATTTGCTGCATGACTCCAACTTGCCCTTCTTCTTTCAAAATCAACATCTCCTATTGAGGTAGGGGTATGCATATGTGAATTGTCAGGCGAATCTCGTGCTAATTCAGGGAAATGACTACCACTAAGCATAGCGGGTGAATCTATTTCCACTCCGTTTGTTAAGAAATCAGACAACCAACTTTCATTGAATATATCAGGATATGATTGTTTTAAGATAGTGTCAAGAGATTTTGAGTCTCGCCCTACTCCGCCCCAACGCTGAAACGGTTGCCACCAATGATGGTTATGTGATTCTTCATCCTCAATGAATGGATGGATTAAGTGAGATGTGGGGTCTGACTCCATAGGCGATGATGTAGGGCCATGTCTATCGCTTGGCCTCATCCACCATGCTTTCAAAGGGGTAAATCTGTCTCGCCAAGATCGTAATGCCCTATCCCATGTCATCCCTGCTTTGCTTTGCATATTGTTTCTAATGCTTCTTGATTCAGGAGATAAGTAACTATCTGTTTTTGAAAGGTCTTTTAACATATCAATTAATGATTCATTATTATCATTGTTGTTCCACTCTAAACCAAACAAGTAAGGCAACATCCCAAATTTAGAAAGTTGTTCTTTTTTGTTCTCTTGCCATTCTTCATAATTAGAGTGTCTATTTACATCTTTTATGTATAAATCTAATATTGATTCATCGGGATTGCCATAAATCATAGCCTCATCGGGAGATAAACGATTATTGCGTTCTCCTTCTTTGTGTTTATGAGCCAAAGTCAATCTTTCTGATTTTTCAATTTTTTCTTCATCCCCTAAATGAGTAATAAAATCAAATAAGTGATCAACATACAATGGTTCACCCCATGCAGCCCCATGAAGTAATGGACATGAATTTGACTTCATACCAAAGGGGTGATGTTCTCCAAAACGATTATCTTGTGCGGCCATAGGCCAATCATTCAGATACGTTGTTGATAATTTAGTATGCCCTGCTAAGTATTTCTGATACTCTTGAGGTATTACCATTTGAGAGGGAGACATAGGAGAGCCTATGTTTTTCATAGAATATGGGGGGTTATCAGCCATCATAGCCAAAGCAGCCATATCTTGTTTAGTTATTTCAGAATCTTTCAATACAGATAAGTATTCATCGAAAGGTGGATTTTGTGCATTAACACAAGAAAGAACAACTTCTGTTCTCAATCGCACTAATTCATTATTCATTTTTCCCACCTCATAGGCGGGCGTAGACTTGCTCAATCAAACCCGCAATTTCATCAATTGCACCCAACTGACCTTGCGTTGCGTTCTTTTTCAAATCCATAAGTGAATCTTCAATTGGTTTTACACTTGAGAAATGTCCACCTGAATGAGTAAGATGCATATGTAGTGAAGATGCATTGACATCATAACCTGTTTGTGCTACACTAGGCATTTTTGCAACTTCTGAAATGAATGTTCTTTTTTTTCCTTCTTCAGTATATGGCATTACTTGATTAGTACCAAATCCTGCTGCTCTATTCGATTCACCTGATACTTCATGGAAATGAGGCATACCATTACTTACATCCGGTTCAACTTGATACTTCTCGATTTTCTTGGGGGGGCAGCAATCCTCATCCTTGCATCCCATTTTACAACCCATACGGCTGACATTCTTTTCAATACCTAATTCTTTTTCAATAGATTTTAGTACGCTTAGTAATCTCCCTTCAGGGGTTTCTTTCATTGGGTCAAAATATTTCATCTATATGCCTCCGTATATGCTCTCATTAAATCTCTACCTTTACAGCCTACCAAACGACAAACTTGTTGAACTGCTTCCATAACAGACATACCTTGTTCGACTAAACTTCTAACATCATCAACGTAATCTCCGGCATGAGATTTACCTTCCATCTCTTTAACAATAGTCCACGCATCTTCAAAACTCATTATCTCATCTCACTTTCTAAGTCTTGCCACTCTCTTAATTCATCATGGCGTGATTTAGTAATCATATCGCCACTACCTGAAAATG